TTGCACTTTCAAATCAGCGGCGGCTTTCAAGTGTTCTGGGTGACAGATACCCCGTTGCATACGCTCAACGGCCTGCGAGAACTGGCGGCTGAATCGTGTCAGGATTCCCTCGCGGAGTTGGTTCTCAATTGCGGCAACCCGATTGACTTCCGAAGCAGTTTTTTTTGATCCAGAGTCAACGGGAGGTGATGGCAAGAATGTACCTACCTGAATCTCGGCAAGTCCGCTAACAAACTGATCCAGCTTTAGGAAATCATCCGTATCGGCAGGAAGATTCTGCGGGATGACATCGTAGCCTTCGGACACGAATGCCACAGGGTGGTGGACAGTCAACGGAGGGACTCCAACCTTTGCCGTCGGCCCTTTCTTCAGCAATAGCAACCCCTTCAGGTAAGTGTTATCCACAACAAGGTTGCGAGCCTTCTCAACAGCCACATGGGTGTTGTACAGGTCGCGGCCTGCTCCACGGCTGGACATCAGGCCACCAGATCCGATCTCAACAGAAAACAAGGCAAGCGTCTCGCTCATCCTGTTGTAGCGGTCAATCTGCGTGCAAATCTCCTTGCCACTCTTGTCGTCAAATAGGAAGCGGCTGATCTTGCCATGCGGCTCGCGTACCAAAATCTCGCCTAGCTCGACATACTTTGCGTCGTTCTCGTAACTGGCTCCGTAGCTTCCCTCGCGAATCCAGTCCTCATAACGCCGCGCATCGTCATCAGCGTCCAGAGTCCGGCCTGCCGGAATAGCGTTGTTAATCGACTCGACCAAGTTGTTGATGTGCCAACCAGCGGCGGCTGATAGCCTCGGCTGTTCAAGTACAGGTAGAAGTTCCGCGATCTGATACCGACGCTTCCGCGCCCAGATCGGTGTCTGGTCAACCTGTTGCGGTGTCTCAATGGAAAAGAATGTGTAATCCTGCCGCAGAAACTCCGGCTTCCAGTCACGCAAGTCATCCCAACACACGCCGCAATAACCAAAGGTAGTATTCTCATGCACCACCTGCGCCAGCAGATCGTCAAATCCCTTCCACCCGCGAATGCACTTGGTTACCTCCTCGCGGAAAACCTTCGTCTTGTTCTCTGCATCGATAGACTCCAGCGGATATTTCGCATAAGTAAGCGTTGGCGACTGCTCAATGACCTGCTTAAACGGCGGCTGGATACGGCTAACCAATGAAGAAAGAAAGCCAGTTGGACGATTGCTTCTCCAATTTTGCCCCATCGATTCCAACCTCTTGTTTGAATAAGGAGGCTCCAGATTGAGTTTTTTCTGGATAAGTTGGTTCTTGCGGTTGCGTTCAACATTTTGTTGTTTCAGCCTGCGATACGCAGAATGTGCCTGTGTCGCGTCCTTAAAAGTCCGTCGCACCTCAAGCGTATCCTTGTTAACAGTATCAAGGTTGCCAACATCTGGGTCAACGACATTAAGTTCAAGCACCCGTGGCTTGTCGTGACCATCCTGAAGCCGCGCCGACTTGTTTGCAAATGCGTCTGTAATCTTTGGATCTAGTGGTTTTAGGTTTGCCATATTATGTATTCAGCCAGCAATTAGCTGGTAGGTTGTTTGCTTTCTCAAATGTATCCTTGTCAAAGAAGATCGCAGAGCGGTTGTCGTGGCGCATTTTCATGCACCCACCAAGTACCGCGCTCGACTGCGTGTCACGACCTTGCCGGACACTTGCGCTGATGCGGTCAGTAGAAACAATGCAAGATCCACACCCAGCCCTCCAATTAACATTTTGAGGACAATTTAGGCAGGTTTTTGCCCGTGCCTCCGCAAGCTCTTCTGTAACAAAATGCAATGGTTTATTAGAGTGTAGCAGGTTTTTTGCCCATGTCTGGATGTCGTTAAGAAGCTCCGTAGTCGCTGTCTGCGGCGTAACAGAAACATGGACAACAGATTCTGTACCATGACAATTATGAGGCCAGTTTCCACAAAGGTATGTGGCAATGTCTCCCTTCACATCGCCAGCAGGCAAATTGTTTTCAGCCCTATAGTTCTCAACAACCTTGACCAAGTTCAGGTAGCTGTACCCTTCCAGCTTCACATCGCCGTCGATATAATGCCACCCGTTCGGTGGGATTATGCTAAAATTCGGAATCGCCATTGATGGGTCGTATATTATTTGCCACCCCATAGCAAGTATTAACTACTTCACAAACTCAAAATGGCATTTGGGGCAAATGCAGGTTTCTTTGTCTTTTTCGTCCGCTTTTAGCTCATTATCGACTGGATCTTCCGCAGATCCGATCAATTCTGCCAATTCTTCGTTGGTGAACGATAACAGCGACACATCAAACTTTGCGTCATTTAGCTCATCAATTTCAACCGAAAGCATATCGAAATTCCAACCGCTGTTTAGCGCAAGCTGGTTGTCAGCGATCACATAGGCACGCCGCTGGGTTTCTGTCAGGTGATCCAGCTTGATGCATGGAACGGAATCTAATCCCAGCTTCTTGGCGGCTAGTACCCGCCCGTGTCCTGCAACGATGTCGCACTCGTCGGTAATCAGTACGGGGTTGGTAAATCCAAACTCCTTGATGCTCGCCGCGATCTGGCTGACTTGAATGTCGCTGTGTGTACGGCTGTTGCGTGCATACGGCACTAGCTTCTTGATGTCTACCTGCTCAATCGTCTTGGGTGTTTTGATTTCCATGCCTGAATGTCTACCCGATAAAACCCGATTGTCTACCAGATTGCAGTTGACGCTTGGAATCATAAAGGGCATAGTCACCTCGTTCTGAATGTGGACGCATTGGAACGCAGATTTACTACGCAGGTAGATTTCGATCTCCTGCTGAAAGACCCGCCCTGTGCGTCCACACTCGGCGGGTCTTCTCATTACTGGGCTACTCGCAGGAACCGCAGGCGAGTGTGAATGCGTACCACAGCGGCCTGTAGAACTGGCTTTGGCGAACCAAAACGCCCTACCCAGCAGAGCAGAGAAGAAGCGTACAGCATCCAGCCTCGCGGGGTGTTGTGGTTTCTTTTCCTTACTCTTTCCTTTCCTCGCGGTACTGCGGGGGGATCAGGGGGGTGTTTCCTTTCTCCTTCGGTTTTCTTTGGACAGCGTGTAAAGCAAATGTCGATCTGGTAGACACATCATCCAGCACCTGTCTAAAAAACCCGATTTCCTGTACATAAATCTGATATCAGATCCATTTCAGATCCTGCCTCGCTAGGACTTGAACCTAGACAAAACGAGTCAAAGTCGTTTGTGCTACCATTACACCACAAGGCAAAGAATAAAATACACCAGCGCATCCAGCGTCGAATGCACATGGATGATCGCCGCAATCATTTCCCCATCCGCTTGTAGACCAGAGCCGCCTTCTCCCTGCACGCCGGACAATTATGAGGCTTACACGGCGTGCCACACGCAGGACACTTATGGTCTTTATTCATGTGCCTTTATATCAAATGTCCCGTTAGCCGCAATCCAAACCTGATCAGTACGAAAGTGCCGGACACTCCCATCGTTCAAGACAACAGCCCATACATCGTTGGCAAATGTCCCGCTGTCCCTGACATACAGAGCCATGCCGTCTCCAAGGTCGGTATGCACAGGCAGAGGATTGTTGAATTCATGGATCATCAGTCGGACATATCCACGAATTCCATGACATCCACAAGGCTTTTTAGCTCCTTGCCGCGAGCCGTATCCGGCTTCTTGTCGGTCATGGTAGCCGTAGCACCTCCCCGCTGACGCATCAGGTAGACCAGCATCGACAAGGAATCCAGCGCATCCGGCGACGATGACCTAGTCCGCTTGCAATACTCACCCTTGCTCTCAACCCTCACCATGCCCTTGTTCTTTTGCTTGTAGCGTCTGGCAGTCGCTTGCCTAATCAAATCCTCGTTCCTAAACGACGGGCTGATCTTCAGGTACTCAAACTCCAAATACTTCGCCAGCCCAAAGATCAGTTCAGTAACCACCCCGTTGTACAACTCGTTAGCCCGCTGGCTGTCGTCACCAAGGATGTGCGTGTCACTCGCCGCCCAGCTATAGTTCACCCCCATCACCTCCGTACCATACAGACTACACAGGCTGTCATGGATGCCTGCGCCATTGCCAGTCCGATCCACACACAGCCAGTTAGCCCCGATCTTCATCTGCTTTGCAAACTTGATGATCGCCTGCGTCTGCTCCAGCGTAGCCTTCTTTGGGAACGGCATCTGGCTATCCAATTGCAACACAACCCTTGGAGCCTTAAACGGAACAAATAACCCGCTCTGCGGTGTCCACCCGTCAGACAGCCCAAAACGCCCGTAGGAACACATCACCTGATCGTTACCCTCCAGAGCCAAGTCAAACGCCGCCAGCGGCACGACAGGCCCGATAAAACGCACAATACCGACAGCGTTGTCCATCATGGCAGGCGTTATGATACCCATCGCCATGCCCTCCTCTGGAAACCAACCCCGCGCCATCGTCATCGCCTCTGCCGTCCTGCCCCTGCTCATGTACCCCATGAAGCCGTGATAGGTCTGTAACCCTGCGTAGACCACCCGCTTCTCAATCACATTCTCGCTCCGCGCCGCATCCAGCCGCAACACATGGTAGCCCTCCCGCGACTCCCACTCGTAGTCCTCCTCGCAGTCCACAGACCCCCAGCCGTCCACAGGCTCACACCGCTGGGCGAAGTCGCTCGTCCGATCCTTGGGGTTACTCGCTCCGAATATCTTGATGTGTCCCTTGTAGTTGTCCTCGTCGCTAGTCGAGAGGATGTTGTTGATGCCCTCCCACACGCCGACAGGAACTTCCTCCGCCTCGTCCAGTACCACATGGGTACGGCTCAACCTGCCCCACAGCTTGTGCGCCTTACCTGCCCTCGGTATCGGATGGAAGCCGCGAAGCGTGCCATGCCCCGACTCGCCCTTGGGGATCGCAACCAAGTGGATGCCCTGCTTGCTGTCCGCCGTAACCTGAATGCTTGTAGCCTTGTCCTCCTGATTCGTAATGGGTTTGACCAACGCAGTTCGATGGAAGGTCTTGATGTTTGCAAAGATGTTCCGCTCTGCGTGTTCCTTGGTCAGCGATATCACCTTGATGCTGGTAAACTCTGGGTCACGGAACCAGTCTAGATAAAACCATGCCGCCGCGCCAAACGACTTACCCATAGCACCCGCGCCTTGTATCATCACCCGATCATGGTTGAACAGGCATCGCCATGTGTCCCGCGATGACTTGGGCCTCCAGTCATACACATCAGCACCCCACAGGATCGTAGCCGCCGCCTCAAACTGGTCGTGGTTCAGGATGTTCAACACATACTCCCGCACGATGTGTTCCGCGATGTCCAGCGTCAACTCGCTGATGTTTGGCGGCGTGTCCATCGTGTTCATGATGATGTATTGGGCGGCGTATAGCAGGCCAAGCTCATCGTCCTTGTCGGCCTCACGCCGGATGTTCATGGCGTGGGTGTGGTACAACTTGACCGATCTCTCCGGCGTTAGCGTGTACCCTGTATCGACTTTCGCTGTATTCATGCTGGTCACCTGTAGCGGATGTGGTAAACCTTGGCAATGATGCACCAACACAACAGCCTAGAGATGCACTCCTACATGGAGGCCACCAAGCTGGCGGCGGCAGGCGAGGAATTCAGCCACCTAGTGTCACTCCTTGGGCCGGACAGGGCCATGCGACTGCGTGTATTTGTTCAGGAGTTGCCAGAGTCCGTAAGGATGAAGACCATCTACGGCAGGTCAGTCACCAAGACTCCTACCAAGTCCAGCAAGAAGAAGTAGGTTCAGGTTCGTGGTTAGGCGAGGCTCCTGAATACCTCACATGAGTTGCACACAAGGTACGTCAGAAACCTATAGCAACCTCCCATGACACTCACGACTTGTCAGATTGTTTATTTATTTTTGCATGGATCTTGGAAAGGAGTTCTTCTATCTCCGGCGTGAAGGATATAGCGATGACGCAGGCGAGCGCAAGGGCGCACAGGCCGACTACCGCGCCGGCGATCCAGACCATCGTCCAGAGGTTCAGGTCAATTCCGATATGCATTGCGTTCTTTCCTGCACATCTTGCGGCTCTTCCTGACCACCTTACGGGTCTTCTTGTAGATCATCCAGAAGAAGGCAACCATGCCGAATGCCAGCATGATGGTGAGCAGGTGGCCTGCGGCTATAAGAGAGCGTGCGTTCATGTTAGTGGCTATAACTACAGATAACAGTAGTCATGAATAGGCAATTACAGGCGTAAGTGCTTGATAATCAACGATGGTTCTTTTTTTCATGTTAAATTCTCTATATCGACGCGAACTTTGTCCAAACTTTGAGCGTTTTTAAACTTAACTTCCTTGTCGGCATACTGGTGGAGGCTGGTCAGGTCGGCGGCTCCGGCGGCATCCTCTAGCAGTACAGGTTCAGGGTGCGTCTTGATGCGCTCCCATTCCGCCTCCAGCGCAGGCGGCAGTTGCGTCTTCCGGCTCAATACCTGCGAGAAGTCTAACTTGAGCGTCGGGCCTGTGTTGGTCACATTGACCTGCTCCGGCGCAAACTCGCCACCCAGCTTGGCATCCATCTGGAGCGCGGCTATCCTGTCGAAGACCGCCTCGACCTTCCCATCATATTTCCTGATCACCTTGGTGGGGATCTCGCCCAGAGCCATCCTCCGCAGGGTATCCCGCTTCTCACCCAGAGACATGGCATACTCTGATGCCACCATGTCGTTGATCTCGGCAACTCTATTTTTCACATCCAGTTCAGCCCACAGCTTCGCGCTATTGCAGGTAATGCTTGCCGGACTCTGGTCAGGGTAGCACTTGCGATACGCATCGACATGGGTCAGACCTTGGCAGATCAGCCGTGCGAACCGCTCATGGCGGGGATTTTTCAAGACCTTCATAGAAGTGGTAGTGGCTTCCTCTTATACATAATTCATCAATCTGGATGGCTTATATCCACAATCTCTCTCTGTAGCAATCGAATTGGCTTGACACATATATAGCTAAATCCCCTTAATTATCCCCTATTGGCCTGCGCCGATTGTGTTTTGATATGCTTTTATATCGTCTGCAAGCTCGTTCCAAGATGTGAATTTATATCGCAGTTTGTTGTTTTGTATTTCGTATGTATCCGCCTTCATAGCAAATGTGGTATTGTTTTCTCTGGTTCTGATTTCGCCCTTTTTAAATAAGACTGCTCTATCAAATGTTTGGTTTTTTGGTAGCCATCCACAGATTGTTAATCGTAGTGACCGCTTGTTTAGGGAAGTGAATATATAAGCGTCTGCGTTAAGGTTTCTTTGAGATGCGATTAGATTGTTAATGTATTCTAGCTTTGGAGTGATTGTCCTTCCCATTGTTTTGATATCAAAAAGCATCCCATGAAGTGACAGGTCATTGCCTCCATCGTGATGGTTTGTTTCCTGCATGAGATCGTATCCAAGTGCGTTTAGTACAGCGTTCTGTCCTATGATTCCAACTAGCTGTTCTGATTCAGAGCCGTCTGATCCATCGTTTCGATTTCCTAATTTGGATGCAAATGACAGCTTGATGCTTTCAACTATTACAGCGTCTGGAATATTTATTGTGAATGCCATATTAGATTTGGTCTTCGTCAGGATCTGGTTCGATGTGTGGTTTCATTATAGTATTCGTTAAAGTATGCTTGTTGTTTCTTATTCAGCGGCCCACCTAAAGCTAATGCGTTGCGTAGGAAATTTGCTTCTCGTTCCATTTCCCTAGCGTGTTCCAGTAGGTTGGTAGCCAATGCGCCATGCGGTCGCATCAACGCATCAGTTCTCGGTGTGTCTCCATCCTCGTATATTTCTCTTATTATATTCATAAGTTAATGATGGTTGAGAATTCAGCGAGGCGGCGCAGGATAGGCTGACCGCGATCTGCTGACAGCATGGAGTGAAGTTGGTCGGCGTTGGCGTTGGATGTCCAGATGACTGGTAGTCCGCGCTCTGTTCGTTCGTCGATCAGGTCGTATAGCAGTTCCTCGGCAGAGGCTGGTAGCCGACCCTTGCCCAGATCGTCTAGAAGTAGGATGTGGCAGGTATACGCTCGGCGTATCCTGTCGATGGCCTTGTTCTTTATCTCTGGAGTGTCGGAGAACTTATCCTGTGCGTGCTGGGTTAGCTTGGTGGCCTTCAGGAAGCAGATGCCCTTGCCTTGGTAGTAGAACATCTTGAGAAGTTCCACGGCGGCGCGGGTCTTGCCTGCTCCAGACTGACCAATCATGCCGATTCCCTTGGCTCCGTATGTCCATGACGCGATCCCTTTGACGAGGACGGGGTTTAAACGCTTTAGATCGGTGTCTTGGTACAATGTCGGGACTTCATCCCAAAAAGCTGTTTGCGAGGCTTTACGAGCGATTTTGGCCTGTGCCTGCTTTGCCTCCTCGACGGCTTTCTCATTGCAGTCATCGCATCTGGTGGTGGCGAATACGACTTTCCCCGCGAAGGTAAGGTCTTCTCCGTTGAACTTTGTGTTGCAATCTGTGCAGGTCTTCATACGAACTGGAACTTGTTTTCAGGTTTGGTTGGTGCGTTGGGCATGGTGCGCCGTACAGGGAATAGCCCCTGCCAGCCGTTGCGGATGGTAGCGCGGATGGATTCGATGGCATCTGCGTGTCCCCATGCCGACATGGTCGATAGCTGTGACTCTACCGACTTTGGCTTCAGCTTTGCATAGCGCGATGTCCGGCGATACTCGTTGTAGTCATCCCATGCCTGCTTGAATTCTGGCGTGTCCAAGGTTGCAGGGAAAACCACAGGCGCGATTTTTTCGCGACTCTTCTTACTATTC